ATAGGCGAAACCCATTGGTGTATGAAAACCAAGAAGGGTTATGAGAGGTTAAACTAATGTTGTTAACTGCATCACTCACCTGTTTAGCCCTGAACATATATTTTGAGGCCAGATCAGAAGACCTCGTGTCTCAGATATCTGTCGCGCAAGTAACTTTAAATAGAGTAGCCAGTGAGAAGTATCCTGATACTGTCTGTGGGGTAGTAACACAGAAGGATCAGTTCTCTTGGTATTGGGATGGTAAAAGCGACAAACCTCGTGAGAGAGCAGCATGGCGTAAGTCTCTCGCATTGGCTGAAGCTATACTAGATCACCCAGAAGCTATCAGAGTGGCTTGTGTAGGGGATGCCACACACTATCATGCATCTTATGTATCTCCTAAATGGAATAAATCATTCTCTAGAAACTGCCAAGTAGGTAAACATATATTTTATTCAACTACTGTATCTAAAATAAAACCAAGATTGAGAGGTACTTAATGGTAAAAATACTTTATTACTCAAAAGTTTCTGGTGAATTAGTTTGTTATGAAGAAGCTGAATTAATAGTTGCAAAAAAGAAACAAAAAGACTTCAGCAATGATTTAGTTAAAGTAGAAATACAGGTTGAAGAAAAAAAATACTTGTCAAATAATTTTCTGTCTGTATAATCGGGCTATCACCGCTAGGTGATATACAACTAAGGACCATGACCAATGACTTATCAAGAACAACTATTAATAGTTAATTCTATACCTATAAAAGAAGGCGAGAGAAAGATAATGACTTGTCCTTCATGTGGTGGGTACAAGAAGTTTTCTCTTAAAAAAGAAGATGGCTCTCTACTATGGAATTGCTTTAGAGCATCCTGCAATGTCAAAGGAGTATCTAAAGGAAGAATACCTATACATAAAGTAAAGGCTATAAGAGATAACCAACCATTACTAGAAAGAGTTGGAAAACCTTTACCAGAGATTACTACTTTGGTAGAAAACTACGACCCTGCGATTGATTACCTTAAATCTGTAAATAGCTTAGAGGCCTACAAGAATAACCTTGTAGACATCAAGTATAGTCCATCTGATGAACGTGTAGTCTTCTATGGTACTAATGGCGCTGTAGGACGTACTCTAAAGCCCTACGGGCCAAAGTGGGTAACCTACGGGGATGTATCAGATGGAATAACTGTAGGTACTGGAGACACTGCTATCTTAGTAGAAGATACTCCATCTGCTTGTTCTATTAGTAGAATACCTAATACAGTAGGCATCTCAATGTGCGGAACCACATTAACAAGTAATATTAATTCAACCCTTAGTCAGTATACAAATGTATATCTAATGCTTGATAGGGATGCCTCTAATAAATCTATTAAGATAGTTAAGAACCAAAATAGAAATGTAAAAATGCGTATACCACCAAACGATCTTAAATACCTTACCCAAGATCAAATTAAGGGGCTTTTATTTTTAGATCAATAATGGTACAATCAAAATCTAGCTGAGTAACACAAGGACCAATTAATGAATAACTCACTTCTGAAGAACTGTTTGAGAAATTTGTTCTTCGAAGAAAACAAAGGGAAGCTTAGACCTTCTCTCTTCGAAGAGGAAACCAGAGAGATATACAACTGTATATCAGAATGTCATAGTAAATTTAATAAAGACATTACACCTCTAGAACTCTTCTCTTACTGGAAATCCAAAAACCCTACATCTACACAGGCATGGACTAATTCTATTGAAGACATAATCAATAGTATTGGTAATGCTGAACCTATAGATGATGAAATATCCAAAACAGTAATTGAACGTCTGTATCAACAAGATATTGGTGCAGAGATAGCTAACTACGGCATAATGATTAACGAAGGTAACATTAATGCTATGGATAGCTTAAAGCAATTACTACAGAAATGTCAGAAAGACTTCACTACTGATGATTTTGGTGAGCCTGTCACTGACAATATATATGAACTATTAGCTGTAGTGTCAGACGATAATCGCTTTCAATTTAATATTCCAACTCTTAGTCGTGAGGTATATGGCATTGGCAGAGGAGAGTTTGGGGTGATAGCAGCATACTCGAATGTAGGTAAGACTGCATTTGCAATTAGTCTGTGTGCGTCCCCTGCAGGATTTTGTCAGCAAGGAGCTAAAGTTGTTTATATAGCTAATGAAGAGATTGGTAAGAGAACCAAGCTTAGAGCTATACAATCTTACACGGGCATGACTAAACAGGAAGTGGCTGAAGCCCCTGAAGATGCAGCCGCTAGATATTCAGGCATCAAAGACAGACTAATCTTTCAAGATGCTCAAGGATGGGACATTACCACACTAGAGGCCTATCTAGCTCAAGAGAAAGCTGATGTTGTCATTGTAGATATGGCTGATAAAATATCCTTGACTGAGAAATACAACTCAGGGCATGAACGCCTTAGAGAACTATACTACCGCCTACGCGAAGCAGCAAAGACTTATGACTGTGCGGTCCTTGGTTTATCTCAGGCCAGTGCAGAGGCTGAAGGCAAGACCCGTATAACCATGTCTATGATGGAAGGCTCTAAATTAGGAAAAGCTGCAGAAAGTGATATAATGCTAGGCCTTGGTAAAATGGATAACCCAGACGATCCAGATGATAGCACCCGATGGATCACTGTTATGAAGAATAAGATAAGTGGGTGGCACGGGACTGTAATGGTCAATTTAGATGTAGATAGGAATCGATATGTGGCTTGATATTTTGTTAGTATTGATTGCTTTATTTTTACTCTGGACAGTATGGAAAGATAATAATGATGATAAATAATAAAGAAGCACAAAAACAAGCAGAAGAAACTTATATTGGATTTATTAAGTGGTGCAAGGTCACTTTCTATTGGATCATGGCTTCTGCTTTAATACTCGTAAGCTGTAACTTTGGCGTAGAGGATGGTAAGGACGCAACTGGTTCCAAGTATAATGGTGCAGTGTACGCCCCTAGAGGTCTTAGTAATGGAGAATAATATGGAAAACTCTTTGAAGTCTAGATTTGATGTATTTCATGCTGACAATCCACAAGTATATGAATTATTTAAAAAGTTTACATTCATGGCAATAGGCAGGGGACACAATAAACTATCTGCATGGATGATTGCTAATAGAATACGTTGGGAAACACAGATCGAAGTAATCACTACTGATGATTATAAAATAAGTAATGATTACATTGCTTTATACTCTAGAAAGTTTATGGAAGATTTCCCAGAACATGATGGTTTCTTTAGGACTAAAACTATGAAGAGGTTTAGTAATGGAAAATAAATTGCCACCAGTATTAGAGATGTGGCTAGACCAACTAGGTGTTAGAAAACCCGTCCGACCAATAGATACCCCCGAAAGAACTTATACTTTCAAAACTCCAATCTTTGATGAGAACGGGGAGCCAAACTTTTGAAAATACTTGTACTTGATTTAGAGACTACGGTTGTTCGAAAGGATGGACGTATAGATAACTCCCCTAAAAATCCTTTGAACAAAGCTGTGATGGCTCAGTATGGATGGCTTGGGGAAACTACTGTGGACCTTGTGCAAGTGGAAGTGTTCTTCCATAACCAGTGCTTAGTTCCTGACAGTGGTGATCAGCTACAAGAATACCTGAAAGAAGCTGATTTATTAGTAATCCACAATGCTAAGTTTGATGTAGAATGGCTACTGGAGATGGGCTTTTTAGTACCTGATAAAATATACTGCACCATGATTGCAGAGTTTGTATTGAGTAAAGCTAGAAGACTTCCTATCAGCCTAAAAGAAACTGCCATACGAAGAAAGACAGATAGCTATAAGAAGTCTGATTTAATAGATGATAAGTTTAAATCTGGAATGTGTTTCTCTGAGATAAATCTAAACGATGTCGCTGAGTATGGCATTGCAGACGTAAAGACTTGTGGAGAAATATACTTATCTCAGATGCAGAGCTTTGAGAAAGAACACAACAGGTCACTTCTTAGTGTAATTAAACAGATGAATGATATGCTTATGTTCTTGTGTGACATCGAACTAAACGGCACGAAGATAGATATGTCTGTACTAGAAGAAGTGGAGAAGGAGTTTGAAGCTGAAAGGCAGACCCTTACCAAGAACCTTAATGATATAGTTCTAGAGGTGATGGGCGACACCCCTATCAATTTAGATAGTGGGGCTGACATGACTAAAGTTATTTTTAGTCGGGAAGTCAAAAACAGAGAGGCCCACATACAGACCTTCAACATAGGAACTAATGAGGCAGGTAAGTCTTTGATGGCTCCTAGAATGACTCCCAAGCAGTTTACCAATGCAGTCAGAGCTACAACGCAGGTGGTCTACAGAACTAAAGCTGTTCAGTGTCCTGACTGCCAAGGTGTAGGCTCTATTCAGAAATATAAAGTTAAGACCAAGACTAAGTTAGGTAAGAAGTATAAAGTACAAGGCGAACCCTACAAGAACAGAACTAACTGTAAAACTTGTAAGGCCAGTGGTGCTATCTATATGCCTACTGGGGAAGTGGCAGGGCTAAAGCTGTCTCCTCAGAACCCTAACGATGCATCTATCCTTGGCTTCAAGACTGATAAGGTAAGCATACAGCGTCTAATTAAACAGGCAGACCGTAAGAATAATGAAAAGGCTGTACAGTTTCTAACTATGCTTACCAGACTTCATGCTGTGTCTACTTATTTAAATAGTTTTGTTGCAGGAATAAAGCGTGGTGTTAGAGAAGATGGGCTACTTCATGCCAACTTCAATCAATGCATTGCTGCAACGGGTAGGCTCTCCTCTGGTGGGGGTATGAGTCCGAATTTACAAAATCAGCCCAAAAGAGGCTTTCCCGTGCGTAAGGCTTTTATATCGCGTTTCCAAGGTGGCACGTTTTTAGAAGCGGATTACTCAGGTCTTGAATTTCGGGTCTGTGTGGAACTCAGTAGAGACAGTCAGGGGTTGTCAGACATACTAAAAGGTAAAGACATTCACAGACAGACTGCCAGTATCATTGGCAGAAAGCCGCCTGAAGATGTTACTAAAGAGGAACGCCAGAAAGCGAAGGCCTATACCTTCTTACCTCTTTTTGGCGGCACTGGCGCAGGAGAGGCAGAGCATATCAGGGCATATTTCAGTCAGTTTTATGAGGTGTACCAAGGCATATATTCTTGGCATCAAAGACTTATGGATGGCGCTCTCAGAAATGGCATCGTGGAAACTCCTAGTGGTAGGCAATACTACTGGCCTTCTGTGGTACGGGTAAAGAAAGATAGAGTAAGTAATGCAACTCAAATTCTAAATTACCCCGTACAAGGATTTGCAGCCGACATTGTTCAATTAGCCTGTATCAGGGCAAGACGTAAGTTTAAGGAACTTGATCTAAAATCAAAACTCATACTTACTGTGCATGATAGTATCTGTGTGGATGTTTATCCTAACGAATTAGATACGGTTAAGGATGCTTTGACTTGGGCTATGACAGGTGTTAACGAAGAAGCACAAAGAAGGTGGAACTATAACATGGTAGTGCCTCTTGAGATAGAAATCTCAGGGGGAAATAATTGGCTAGACCAGAAAGAATATGCTTGATTAGTTTAGCTAGTAATGATAAAATGAAATCTCTTAATAAAAGGATACTCAAATGAGTGAATTAGTAGAAACAAGTGGCTTGAGTTTGGCTGAAATAAGTGAAGAGCTAGGAGCGTCTGTAGGAGCAAAATCCCCCAGTATTCCGACACTCAAAATAAATTCCTTTGGTGAGGATGCAGATGGTAATCAAATACCTCTAGG